CCAACAATAAATGGATGTATCTTTTATTGACATAACAAATAATTTTTCAATACCAATCATAGACAACTTTTATTCTGAAACAGAACTTGAAAAAATAAAAGGTGAACTAAAGTTATTAAGTGCTGTAGCAGAACTAAAAATTTTTGTTAATAAACCAGCCAAAGATGAAGAAGATAGTCCAAAACAAAAAAGTAATTCTTTCTTTTTAGATAATTTGTATGAAGGTAAAAGAAGTTTATCTAAAATTTTAAATATAAACAGAAAGTTATTTTCGTCAGAATTAAAAACAAAGTTAGTAGAAAAAAATTTATTTTACGATCATATTTTTCATTCAGATTTTGATACGACACTATTAAATTTTTATGGGCCAACTGATTATTACAAACCGCATAGAGATACTTCTTGTTTTACAGCATTGACTTTTTTTAAGTTAGAAGAGTTTAGTGGTGGTAATTTAGTTTTTCCAGAATACGAAATAGAGATTGAACCAGTAGAGAACAGATTGGTTATTTTCCCGGGGTTTATTTTGCATGGCTCAGAAGAAGTTACAAAAGGAATACGTGTAAGCATGGCTCAGTTTATAAACTATCGTGCAGGGGATTAGGAGATAAATATGTTTTCGGATAAAGACTTAAAGAAAGCCAAGATTGATGCCCAAGCCGAGTTTCGTAGGCTTGAAATTGCTGCGAGTGCAAAAGAAGTGGCTGGCAAATCAATTGGTAGATACGGCCTTTTTTATATCACGCTAATTGTTGTCATTGGGGTTGCGGCAAGCCTGCAACTAGAAGAATCCAAGATGGCAGCGGTTATGGGTCTGTTAGGTGCATCTCTGACCGCCTTGATTTCTATGATGAACGGAATTGCTGGGGCAACCCCAAAGCAAGAAAAGCCCGAGTTTGAAGTCATGCGCCAGTTAATTGAGCGTCTTGATCGTATGGCTGACCGTGATCCAATGTCTGTTGAGGTTGAAGGCGACAAGGTAACGGTTAAAAAAGGTGATAACGAAGTCAAGGCTGGGAGGTAATTATGCTACCAATAGCCGCACTACTGTCGATTGGTGAAAAGGTTTTAGACAAGGTTCTGCCCGACCCAGAGGCTCGTGCCAAGGCGCAGGCCATGCTTATAGAGATGCAACAAAAGGGCGAACTTGCCAAACTCCAAGCGGACATGAACGAGCAAGATAACCTGACCAAGCGGGTTGAGGCTGACATGAAGTCGGACTCGTGGCTATCCAAGAACATCCGGCCTATGACGCTGATCTATATCCTAACTGCCTATTTAGCCCTAGCCGTGATGGATGCTATGGGGCTGGATATTTCTGACAATTTCGTATCTTTGCTGGGCCAGTGGGGGATGCTGGTGATGTCATTTTATTTTGGCGGACGCACCCTTGAGAAGGTCATGGATATGAAAGCCAAGCAGAAATGAACCTGACGGCTAACTTTACCCTTGAAGAACTTGTCAAGAGTGAGACGGCTTTGCGTCACGGTATGGACAACACACCCGGGGAGGCTGAGATTGAGAATCTTAAAAGATTATGTGAACAGGTTCTTCAGCCTGTTAGAGAGCATTTCAAAACGGGGGTCAAGGTTAACTCCGGTTTCCGCCACCCCGAAGTCAACGCCAAAGTCGGTGGCTCAAAAACCTCAGACCACTGCAAAGGGCAAGCGGCGGACATCGAAATCCCCGGCATCCCGAACGCAGACCTAGCCGTATGGATCACAGAAAACCTTGACTTCACGCAAGTCATCTTAGAGTTCTACACCCCCGGAGTGCCTGATTCGGGCTGGGTACATGTTTCTTACGATCCTGCTAACTTAAAAAAGCAAGTCTTAACGGCTACCAAGCAAAACGGTAAAACTGTGTATCTGCCGGGACTTGTAGCGTGAGGAAAATATGCCGTTCATACCTTTAAAATTTAGACCCGGAGTCAATCGAGACACCACCAACTATGCCGGTGAGGGCAATTGGTGGCAGATGGACAAGATCCGTTTCCTGTCGGGTTTCCCTCAAAAGATTGGTGGTTGGGTTAAATCTACGCCAAATACATTCCTTGGCACCTGCCGGGGGTTGTGGAATTGGGTTACGACTTTCTCTGATAACTTCTTAGCAGTTGGTTCTAATCTCAAACTTTATATTGAGGCTGGTGATTATTTTTATGACATCACGCCTCTACAGGCAACTACTGCCGCCGGAGATGTGACGTTTATTGCCGCCAACGGATCTTCTTCGGTCACGGTGGTAGATGCAAGTAACCCAGCCAAGGTCGGAAACTATGTGACTTTTAGTGGTGCAACTTCTCTTGGTGGGAACATAACGGATACTATTCTTAATACTAATCACGAGATTGCCACGCTGGTTAACTCCAATGCATACACAATCGTCGTTCCGGCTACAGCCAATGCATCTGATTCTGGTAATGGTGGCGCAGCCACTATTGGATATTACGACATTGACATAGGTGAGGTTTTAACCATTTACGGATACGGCTGGGGTGCTGGCACTTGGGGCCGACTTGGATGGGGCCTTGGGTCAATTGTTCCGGTAATTACTCCGGCTAGGGTGTGGTGGTATGACAACTTTGACAATGATTTAGTTGCCAATATTCAGGACGGCCCAATCTACTATTGGGAGCGGGGAGCAACAGTTAATCCAACTACAGCGTTAGGAACTCGGGCGGCGCTAATGTCTTCTTTTGGAGGTGCTAGTAATGTACCAGTCAGGGCAGGTCAGGTTCTTGTCTCGCAGCAGGATAAACATTTGCTCGCTTTTGGGAGTGTGCCTTATGGTAGTTCTAATGTGGATGATTTTGACCCCCTTCTTATTAGGTGGACTAATCAAGACGATCCTTTCAACTGGACTCCAACCGCGACGAATACGGCAGGCTTTATCCGAGTATCTCGTGGATCAAGGATTGTCAGGGCGATCCCGACACGTCAGGAGATTTTGACGTTTACAGATTCACATCTTTACACGCTTCAGTTTACGGGTACAACAGATGTGTTTGCGTTACAAGAGTACGCCGACAATATTTCGATTGCAGGCTCCCGTGCAGTGGCAACGGCTAATAACATTACATTCTGGATGGGGCAAGATAAGTTCTATGCCTATACTGGTCGAGTAGAAACCTTACCTACAACGCTACGTAATCAAGTATTCGGAGATATTAACCTTGATGCTGGGTATGCAATTATTGCCGGTACAAACGAGGGCTGGCAGGAAGTCTGGTGGATGTATCCCAGTGCTTCTTCTAACTATCCTAACCGGTATGTAATTTTTAACTACAACGAGAAGATTTGGTACTACGGCACGATTGACCGGACAGGCTGGCTGGATTCGCCACTACGTAACTTCCCAATGGCTGTTAACACACCGCTTGGTTCAAAGACCGGCACACTCTATTTCCACGAAGATGGGGTTAACGATGATACCCTCCCAATGGAGTCATACATTATTTCAAATGACTTTGACCTCGCTGATGGTGAGCAATTTATGCTTACTCGCCGCATACTGCCCGATATTAACTTTGATGGGTCTACAGCAGCGCAGCCAGAAGTCAAGATCCAACTCCGCCCACGTCGATTCCCCGGAACCTCGGCTACGGCTAGTCCCACGGATGAAAAACGGGTAGTAGAAGTATCTGCTAATACCTACACTGATGAGATCTTTATCCGTGCCCGTGGTCGCCAGATGGGATTTAAAGTTAGTTCCACAGACCTTGGTGTGCAGTGGCAGTTGGGAGTACCGCGCCTTGATGCAAGACCAGACGGTAAGAGATAAGCATGGCGTTAGAAAAATTCCGCGCCTCTCCGTTACCTATACCCCCTTCGGAGTACAGCCCAGAGCACTTTAGGCAACTTATACGGGTGCTGGAATTATATTTTTCACAACTAGACTCGCTTACTCCTAATCAAGCAGAGTCGTACCGTGCAGATAACTTTTATGGTGGCAACTTTATCGGAGACTTAACTGGAGATGTGGTGGCAGATGTTGCCACAATAAAACTTCTTAACACGATACAAGCCTACATACAGGCCGCAACGATTAGCACCCTATCAACTAACTATGCCCGGATCCAATCTCTACTAAATAACCGCATAGTCACCAAAGATATTATGGCTGACCATATGTACGCCGGAGATTTTGAAGGGTTTGGTGACGGAGTTATATTTCCTCACATAGCCGCATCGGACTCAACAGATCAAGTGGCT